GCATGCATCCCCACCCCAACTAAATTTATTTTCACCTAAACATTCATCTACACATCCTATTATATTTGAACCTTTTGGTTCGTATTCACATACGTCCGGTGGTACCCATTTACATAAAGATTTATCATCACAATTATCGCATTTCGAAAAACAAATACTAGATTCACAATTTGTATCTTTTAAACATTCTGATACACACTGAGATTTTGTTTCTCCTTTTGCCAAATAATTACAACTATTAAATAACTCCTTTTTATGTAAAAGATAAACTATTATAATAGCAAATAGTATTAGCATATAGTAAGTATAACCTTTCATTATAATATTATAACATTTTATTTTATATCTAAATTAATTTTGGTTTCTTTATTAAAGTTAAATTTTTTATCAAAAATTATTTTTGCTAAATAATTGTAATCATTATTAGATAAATTATTATTACTTTTTGAAATCTTTCCATCAGTATTATATAAATAAGACTCGATTTCGTTACTATTTATAACATTATCATCAAAATTTATTTTTTGGTCAGACATAATACTATCATCTGGGCTAGGTAAGATTTCTTTATCTATAACTAATTGTTTTTTAGGTGAAATAATAATTTTATTAGATTTTTCACTATAACCATATTTATTTTTAGCCTTAATGTAAATTTCATATAAGTTATCATTTTTCAAATTATTAATTATATATTCGCACATCATACAATTAGGATTATCAAAATAATTAATCTTGGTAGTATTATTATATAATTTATTTAAATCATTAATAAAAATAGCATATGTATTTATTAAATTTTTTGTTGGTGGATTTCCCCAAACTAATTTAAGTTTATTGTTCATGGAAAAACCCCGTATTATAGGTTTTTCTGGCAAATTATTTTCTGGTAATTTATCTCTCAACCAAACACAATCATTGGCGTCTTCACAATTGTCACATATCTCTGCACACTTTAATGGTGTACATTTATCTCCACCCCACATATGTTGGTCGTATATATTTTGACACCTATCTTTACAAGCTAATAAAGTTTGTCCTCTGGGTTTAAAGGAGCAAAACTCATTATCTTGGTCAAGACTTGTATCTAGTAATATTTCTTCTATTTTTGGTTTTAACTCTTTACTATTAATGTCACATTTTTTATAGTTATTACATATAGCATTTTTATCCATATCAAAGGGAAAAATATCTATATTACCTAAATATCCATCGATATTACCATTTAACATATAATTATTACCAAATCGAAGCTCATCCACCATAATCTGTTTTTTATTATTAAGTTTAACTAAATAACCGTTAAGATAAATATTTACTTCTTTGTTATTTACAACCAAACATACATGATACCATTTATTAATGTACAATTTAAATGGATGAGTTACTATATATGATAAGTTATCAAAAGTAATATTTAATACTAATACATCCTTCTCAAGAATAAGATGAATATAATTATTTTTGCTATGTAATAATGATACCTTTTTCTCTAGATTATTTAATTTTAGAAAAAATGATAAAGTAAAATTATTATTTAATTCTGTTTTTTGTGTCTGAATATAACTTGTTTCATTATCAAATAAGAAAGCTTTTTTTGAAGTACCTGGAACTATAGAAGCATTTTTTAATTCACTATATTCTATAGGTACATTTGCAATTAATTTAGAATCTATATAATTAAATAATTCTTTTTTAGAAATTACTACACTTATAACAATTCCTAATATTATAAATATTAATATTTTAGTCATCTATATTAATATTATATAATATTTAAAACTTAATTTAGTAATATTGTAAATATAAATCTTTACAATTCATTTTACTACAAGAATACATTACTAAACTATATAATCCAAAAAATAATACGGTTACTAATAATATTATTAAACATATAATTATATCCATATTATTATCTAAGAAATTTAGTAATTATAATTTTCCAACAAAATTAGAAAAAGATGAATTACTTGTGATATCTAAAATATGACCATAATTATTACACCTTTTATTACTATAATTTGTGTCTATTTTGACTTGTTCCAATACTGCCGCGTCTGTGTCTAACAAAGATTTACTTAAACTTGATGGCTCCGAACCACCTTTTGTAGCTAAATCAACAATATTAGATATATCGCCCATGCCAGAATTATTAACTGCACGAACACTTACACTATAATATGTGTTAGGCTTTAATCCTGTAATTAATTGACTACAAAGACTACAATTTTCATCGCTCGCTAAACTAACTCTTACCCCACCAGACTTATTAAATGTTTCCTGAATAAAAATCATATAATTATTAATAGGTGAACCACCATCATAAGGTCTAACCCAATCAACTAATATATTTATACCTTTCGCGTATGCTTTAATTTCGGGTGCATTAGGAGGATATGTCACTACATTTTTAGCCAATTTCTCTTTTGGACTTTCTTCTGGTTTTACCCATTTACATCTGTCATAATCAATACAATTTTCACATACATCCTGACAATACTTTACATCGCAATTATCGTATGTATTACAATTATTAATACAGTCTATCTTATTTTCACCTCCAGGTATAAATAAACATTTATTTGAACTTCTAATTTTTGTTTTTTTAATTTGTTCTACACATAAAATTTTATATAAATTACATAAAAAATCTGTTTCTAATTTTCTTCTATAAATTTTTATAGCACCTAATAAGCCATTATAAAAAAAGCGGTCATATTGGTTACATCCAAATATTAAATCTGTTGTATTAACGTCATTGAAATATTCTTTTTTAGATGTTTTACCATTTACAAAAAATGTAACTATATAATTATTTACACTTATACAAACATGGTATAATGTATCTTTTTTGATATCTATAGGTGAGTTTAATATTTCTTCATTGCATACAAATCTTAGTTTATCAACGTTGAAGTCTATATACCATTTTCCAGATTTTGAACTAACTAATACTTGTCTATTATCACCGACAATTTTTATTAAAAAACTAATAGAAAATGAAGGTAATTCTAAACTAGATATTTGAAGTTTTGTATTTTTACCGTTAAACCCTATTACTTCTTTATTTAATTCATTTATTCTATAAAATTTATCTACATTAACAACAATTGCTTTTTTATTAACTAAGTCTAAATTACTACTTTCTATATCTATATAATAAGCAAAACCTTGACTACCATCTGGTAATACATTAAAAGTATTTTTTGCTGTAAAACACCAATGATTTGGCTCGTCATATCCAGTTAGTCCATATTTAGACTTATATTCTTGTCCACAAGATAATGATGTTTTATCAAGACTACCATCACTATACTTTTCTAATAATTCTTCACAACCTTTTTGGTCTACAGCAGTAATACAATCCTTATTATTTGATGATAAACATTCAATATTATTATTATAGTATCTTACTGGGCTGTTTACACCTTCAATACACTTCCAATTACTTCCATGTAGTTTAGTATCATCTCGTTGTACAACATCATATTCAAAATTTAAATTATTATTAGAGTTATTAGTGTAAGAAACATTCGAGTTAGAGTTAGAGTTATTAGTATAAGAACCATTAGAGTTATTCATCGTACTAGTAAAATGTTCTAAGGACCCAACTTTTACTATTTTACCATTTCGTACTATGAATGATTCGGTATTTTTATCCATAGACATTATTATTTTGATAAAAACTATAATAATAATTACTATTAATAAACATCGTAAAATCTTCATTATATTATTATTATATTTTTTTTTTAAATATAAGGTTATTAAGCATCGCAAATATTATATTCTTCATATATATTATCTTCAATTATAGGTGTTATTTCTTTAATTTCTTCATTCGGTACAAAACTTTCAATATTAGACATTTTACTTAGACCGAATTTATTATATGCCCTTATTCCAACACTATATGTTTCTGTTATAGTTAAGTTATCTATAACATGTACGCAATCTTCGCATTTAGGAAATGGTACCATATTAATTTTAACACCCTCCTTTTTGTTAAATGTTTTAAAAATATAAGCTATATATGATTCTATAGGTGCATTACCTTCATATGGTTTAAACCAATTTATTTTAACTTTACCATCATACGCTTTTATACTAATTTTTGGTGGTAATGGTTTACCTTCTGGATCATATATAGGTGGTGGTTCTATTAAATTATCTAAAATTTTTTCCTTTTTCGGTTCTACCCATGAACAAGTATCCACATTATCACAACTATTACATATTTGTTGACAATCACCATAATTACATTCATCATCTTCAATACATTTGTTAATACAACTAACTTTTGTAGAACCATATGGAATAAATTTACATTTAGCTTCTAATAAATTGTCTATCCATGGACATTTGATAGGATCTTCACAATTTGAACATAAATTATTACATAATTCTGGACCACATTGTGTATTTTCAATACAGTTAGTTATACATTTTGTTTTAGTAATCCCTTCTGGAATGAAATTACACGAATCGGACTTTGAATTATTAGAAGAATCTAAATTTATTTCTGTAAAATCATCAATTGTTAATACTTCACCCATCTGAATACTTAAATCATTAATAATTTCATTTATAGATTTCCCTAACCCATATGCTTTTTTTGTATTAGTTTTTAGATAAAACCCAAACTTGCTTTTCTTGTTTAATTTAAGTTTATCATTTTTAGACAAATCTGATTGTAATTCACAAAAATCGTGTAAATTGCATAAGTAATTTTTATTTAATTTTTTATTAAATAGATTTATTTGACCAATATAACCGTTAAATAATTTTTTATGTTCATTATTTCCACCAAATATTAGTTTATTTATTTTAATGTTAGATTTAATATTAACATCCTCTAATAAACCGTCAACAAACAATCTTAAATTTTCTCCATCATAAGTTAATGCTAAATGTATCCATTTATTAATTAAAATTTTTATATTACTATTAAAAACCTTTATATCGCCATCATCTTCTATACTTAACTGTATTTTATTATTATTTATTTTTAAAACTAAATCACCAGTATTTGATGAAAATAATACTTGTTGGTTATTGTTATTTAGTTGTTTAAAAATACATGATATTGTAAAATTAGATAAGTTAAGTTTAGGTATCTCTATATAACTACTAGAACCATCTAATTTAACTGCATTTCCAGCTTCATCTGGTATTAAAGTAAATTGATTAACATTATATAGTTCTGCTTGATGTTTATGTGTTTTATTATTTATAGAATAAGTTAATTTACTACTGAAATTTTCTTTATAATTTAACAAAATTAATAATAATATAATAAACATAATAATAAAAAGTATTAATTTATTCATTAATATATATGAATAAATTAATTTGATCTAAATATTATTTTTAACATCTAAATATAGTCATTATTATCATTTGGACATTTACGTATATTTAAAATTAGATATGCTAAAATCATTACTATTAAAGTTATAATAATTTTTGATAAATGCAACATAATATTATAATATAATATTTTATTTCTAAACTCTTTTTGGTACTTCTTGGGGACTTTGAAATACTGTGCACACCTCTTCTTTATCTAGTGCAATAACACAAGTCCTGACTTTTTGCATATTCTCTCTTATTGGTTGTATTAAATCTCTAATTTTATTCATTTCTTCTATATTTTTTTTTACTTGGTCATTAAGCTGTTTTGTTGCTACAAAAATAAAAGGTACCATGCGGCCGTTTGATATTTTCCCTTTTTCTAAAATTGTTTCTAAATTAGAAGCTCTTTCGCTATCAACGTCTTTAATATCACTAATTAAAGTTCGAAGTTCATCTTCTTTAAATCCAGTTTTATCATAGCTACCTCCCATGGATCCCCCTACATTATAAGTATATCCGTTAAGTTGGGACACTACTGATAAACCATCTTTTATTTCAACTAAATTGTAAAATGTCTCCTTTTTAAAATTTTTTATCAAAATTATAAGTATTAAAATAATTACAAAAATACACAACATATAATATTAATAGATAATTTATTCTATTGTTTTCATTTTTTCGTCACCATCACCTTTTTTTTGATGTATAGTTCCACATTTTTCATCCTTGTCTATTTTTATTAGACATGCTTTTAAATCATTAGTGTATTTAATAAACTCGGGTGTCAGATATGATTTAATTTCTTTATTGATATTTTCAAAATCAACTAATAGTTTTTGTGTTTCTTTTAAACCCTCCAATACTAAGGGCAGCAAATTTCTATTATATAATACCTTATTATCCATACTTTTTACCGGAATTATAGCCTCCGGTAGCTGGGATTCTACATCTGTCTTTTTAAAACCAGAATAATAAGATGTTATATTTTTATCATCATAAATTATTCGTTTAAAGTCACTTTTGTTTTTAGAAGTTTCTTTGATAACAGCTGCGTAGCGATGTTCTGGATTAAAATTTTCTTTCTTTCTAAAAAGAATTAATAAAATTAACGCTAAAATTATATATATCATTAATATAATTTTAGATTAAAATAATGAAAAAACTTAATTATCATCTAAAAGTGTTAAGTTATTATCATTGTAATATAATAAATTATTCTTGGGAACCACTAGCCACTTATTACCAGAGTTCTCTTTTTTATATTCAAATTTAATAGAAGCTTTATCTGAATCATTTTCGCGCTTTTCATACCATTCTATCTTAATAGGATACACTTTTTCACTAATCATTTTTTCTGTTATACTTAAATTATTATTTTTAATAGGTAAATATTTAGTAGTATATGCGGTACTTTCTTGTTTTACCCAAGAATTAGTCATACCTATAGCATTTTCAGGTGTTACTTCATCATTTTTATGAAGGTTTAACTGACTCCAGAATGATATATGTTGTAAGTTCTGACTATTAAATTTAATAAATAATCTGACACCATCATCACCTGTTAGTCGAAAAGCATATCTTCCAGTTCCTTCTGGTGGTAAAAACAAAAATAAAAATTTTATAATTACATTTTCATTGTTTACTACTGATTTTTTAATTTCCGATACAGGTCTGTTGTCGCGCGCTTGATACGAGGTGGGGGGGTCATTACCATCCAGGTTGGCTGGTACATCATAACAATTACCAGTATCAGTATCATTATTTGTATACGATATATAACGATAACAATTTATATTAGATGTACATAATTTACGACATTCATCGCGAGTTTTATTTGATCCCGATTTATAAGGAGAAAAATATTTACCTCGTATTTCTCCCTCCCATACAGAATAAGTAGAACTTTTATCTACATTATACGTACCGAAGTTTATATAATTTACTTTAGCACCCCAATCAAACTTTATTGGTGAATTACTTATAAATTTTGTATCAATAACATCACCAAAGTTATTTTCATTTATTAATTTATAACATTTAATTACATATCCCTGTTTATAAAAATTAGTTGATAAACATATGCATTTTGTTTTTTGCTCACAATCAAGATTTCCTTCATTAAATTTGTATGTATTTTCAATATTAGCAATTCCATTACACTCGCAATTATTATTATTAATATTACATTTTGATTTATATAAATTTGGCATAACTAAACTCTCTAAATTTTTGTTATCTCTAATTTGTGATTTACCAAAAGAATCATGCATAGGTATAAAATTACCTCCATTTATATTTTTTTCTAAACTAGTTGTATTTTTTTGAAAAATTACATTAGAACATTTCTGTGATGATTTTTTCTCACAATATCCTATAACTTCATCTAAATTTTTAAAAGAACATGTTTCGCCATTACAATCATAATCAGACTCTCCACTAACTTGACCACCTTCATAATGTGTATTTTCTGTCTTTGGATTATAAATATCGGATGTTGAATCCTTTATCTTATCTAAATCATCCTTTTTTATACAAGTACTACCTATACATATTTCATTATTTGTAGTAATTGTCCCAGTACCTGAAGTT